CGGCCGCAGATATGCAATACAGAAAAGTTAGATTTATTTCAGACGGCACTTTTGGTAATGGAGCGGGTGATAAAGTACTTATAACAGGTAGCGATTTTAATGGAACAGTTGACGGAGCTTCTTACTTTGAAATATCTAAATCTTACGAAGGAGTAATGTTATGGTCGGATGGAGCAAAATGGATTATAATTCAAGCGAAAGCGCATTAAAAAAAATAATATAAAACAAAACAAATGGCAAATTGGACAGTATTAGAAATGAATCACCAAGTATCAGATGGGTATGTAGTGGAAGTTACTACGGTGTGCGAGAAAAAAGACGGTCCTGGTTATGCTCGTAAAGTGTTTATTAGTGAATACGAGGGTGTACCGGGGACTGGCTATATTCCCTATGAAGATCTTACTGAAGAAGTAGTATTGAGCTGGGTTAAAGATGATTTGGGAGCTGGGGTTGTTTTACAAACAGAAACAAATATAGACGCGGCAGCTTTAGCTAACAAGGAAGCTATTTTGAACCCTCCGGTTAAAAGTGGGACACCATGGGTGTAAAAAAATAAAAAACAACTTAATAACGCTTAGCAGTGCAACGCTTGAGATGAAATAGTAAAAAAACATTATTTCAAGTGATGATATAGATATATCAAATCAAATCAAATTTAATTAAATTATGTCAGACAAAATAGTCAAAAACCTAAATTTCGGGGAAGACGCCAAAAATACGGTGTTTAAAGGAATAAAAAAACTAACAAAAGCAGTAAGCTCTACGCTAGGCGCTAGTGGTAAATGCGTGATACTAGAAGATGGTAGTGGTAAGCCGGTCATAACAAAAGACGGTGTAACAGTGGCTGATTCAATAGTATTATTAGATCCTGTGGAAAACATGGGTGCTACGTTATTAAAAGAAGCCGCTAGAAAAACTGTTAAAGAAGCTGGAGATGGAACAACTACGGCAACTGTTTTGGCTCACTCCATACTTAAACATGCTTACAATTTAGATAAAGACTACAACAATAGAGATTTAAAAAACGGTATAAATAATGCTGTTGTAAAAGTTGTAAAATACTTAGAAAAAAACTCTATACAAGTTACAGGGGATATGATAGACTCTGTAGCTACTATATCAACAAACAATGATCCTGTTTTAGGTAAAGTCATAGGAGATGCTTTTAGATCAGTTGGAGAAACTGGAGTTGTAATGATGGAAACGACTAGTGAATCTGAAACATATGTAGACATTGTAGATGGTGTACAGTACGAAAAAGGGTTGACAAATTCTAATTTCGTAACAAACAAGTCAACTAAAGAAGCTGTACTTGAAAATCCACTAGTGCTGTTAGTAGATTCTCCAATTGAAAGTATTAGACAAATACAATCAGTTTTAGAGTATGTTATTAAAAATAATAAATCACTATTAATAGTTGCTGATATAGACCAGCCAGTTTTATCTGCTTTAGCAATGAATAAGGTTAAAGGTAATATAAAAGTAAACGTTATTAATGCACCTACTTTTGGTATTAACAAAAAAGACACTTTAATTGATTTATCAATGCTTACTGGAGCTACTATAATAAACGAAGATCTTGGAGATGATTTAGATTTAATATCAGTTGATAAATTAGGTGAGTGCGTTAGAAGCGTGACTGGAGAACAAGACACTATAATACAAATAAACGAAACACCAAAAGAAGTAGATGAGCTTATTATCAAAATTAAAGAACAGCTTGAAACTGAAAAATCTCCTGCAAGCGTTATACGACTTGAAACTAGACTTGCACGTTTATCTGCTAAGGTTGCAATTGTTAAGGTTGGAGCAAATTCAGACATTGAACTTAAAGAAAAAACAGATAGAGTCGAAGACGCAATCTGCGCTACAAAAGCCGCAATTAAAGAAGGTATAATTCCAGGAGGAGGTATTGCACTGCTCAACGCGTCTACATATGTAAAAGCTAAAAACAAAGGTGAAGAGGTTTTACTAGAAGCTATAAAAGCTCCTTACGAAACTATTCTTTCTAATGCTGGTTTAGAATTGGTTTATCCTGAAAAGAAAAATAGAGGGTTAAACGTGGTTACAGGTAAAGACGTAAATATGGTACGAGCTGGTATTATAGATCCATTACTGGTTACTAAAAGTGCTTTAAGAAATGCGGCTTCAGTAGCAACTACTATATTATCTACAGATTGTGTAATTAATAACTTAAGAGTTGGAGATGAAAGCAATAGGTAGAAATTTAATTATAAAGAAAATAAAAGAAGGTACTACTAAAACAAAAGGTGGTTTACTTCTTGCAGAGTCTCATAGAGAAGATGTTAGATATATAGAAGCTAGTATAGTTTCTATTGGAAGTGATGTAGTTGGTGTAAGTGAAAATGATATTATTTTCTTTGATAGACACGCCGGTCACAAAATAGAAATAGATAAGGATTTTTATCACGTTATCAAACTAGAAGATATAGTTGTTGTTTTATGAAAAGACTAGAAGCAAGAGATGTTAAAGACATGAACTTGTTAAAACATTATCGTATAATACGTAAATGGGCCTGTAAAAACAACAATCTTAATGATGCTGATTTAGAGCTTCTAATATATCTTGACTGTATGGAGCATTTCTCTAAACAAGATTTTAAAAAAGGTTCTTATTCATATAGTTGGGATAATAGACGTTGGAATAAGCTTTTAAAAGCTGGCTGGATAAAAGTATGGAGGCCTAGAAATAGAACTACACAACTTTACAATATATATCAAGTTTCTTTTCAATGTAAGCAACTTATAAATAGAATATATAGAATAATGCTAGGTGAAGATGATATACCAACTAGTTCTAGAAGAAATAAAATAATGAAAGGTAATAGTTACACGGATAAAGTTTTAACTACAGCCATATATAACGTTAATAACGATAAACAAAGATAACTATGTATAATAAAAAAAAATCACCAAACAAGTTTATGGCAGCTGGAATGGCGGCTCTAGGCGCTACTAGTAGAACAGGTGTTAATCAAGTTAATGGATTAACCCAACAGCAACTACAAGATAGTTTTAGTGGAGGAGGACTTGCTGGAGTTTTAGAAACGGCTAAAGCGGCTCAAGCGGTTCAAGGAATGGGTGCTGCGCCAAGCACAGGAATTGTTGGTGCTGCTCCACAAGTAAGCCAAGCAGCTCAAGCAGCTCAAGAAGCTGTAAACGAAGGAGCAACCATGGGTGTAAGTAATCCTTTATCTGGAACTGGAGGACCTGCTGGTAGCTCAAATCCTTTTGGAGGACAAAAATTTGAAATAACACCAGTGCAAATGACGTATGAAACTCCATCTCCAGCAAATACGCAAGGTAAAGCTGATCCACTATTTAATGATGCTGTTACTAACGCTGGAAATAAAATGTTTGGAGATGTTGGTCAAAGACAAAGATCTTTGCAAAATAAAGCTGGAGACATTCAAGCACCAATGTATTTTAAAGATCAAACAGGTGATGGTAAAATAACTAGAGCAAATGTAATAAAAGCTAGAACAGAAGGATATAAAAAATAAAAAAAATAAAATATGGCATTAAAAGTAACAAAAGCCAATGTAAACGCAGGAGGCGTTGTTGGTGAAAACACCATATGGGACGGACCGCTAAATCAAGTAGGTAGACCACACGGTAAAGGATCTAGCAGTGGATCTAGAGGTATGAAATTGAAATTAGCTGATTGCGGTTGTGATTCGTTAAAAGGACCAATCACTCAAAGAGCTAAAGGATAAAATGGGATCGCTAGGAGATATAAAACTGTACATGATAAACGCTAGTGCTTTAGCTGTGTCTATGTCTAACATAGATATGGTACTTAAATTAACTCTTTTAGCTGTAAGTATTGGTTACACTATTCAAAAATGGTATAACTTAAATAAAAAATAAAATGGCAAAGTTAGATAAATCTAAAATGGCTTGTAATAAGCCTAAAAAAACCCCAAGTCACCCTACTAAATCTCATGTGGTAAAAGCTTGTTCAGGAGGTAAGGAAAAAATAATTAGATTTGGACAACAAGGAGTTAGAACTGCAGGTAAGCCAAAAGACGGTGAGTCATCTAAGCAGAAAGCTAGACGTGCTAGTTTTAAAGCTAGACACGCTAAGAATATAAAGAAGGGTAAAATGTCCGCTGCTTGGTGGGCTGATAAAGTTAAATGGTAAAAACAAAATAATTATGTATGTAGAAAAATCACCAGCTAAGATGAGTTATGGAAACTCTCCAGCTAAAATGCAGGGATCTTTTATGTCTAAGCATTGTCAATCAGGTTTTCAAAAAGCAAAACCAGACACTCCTGCTAAAAAGAAAAGCTGTAAGTACTAGTATGGCGTTTAAACTTAAACCACCATTTGAGTGCGACAATACTCCTATATATAAAGTTGATATGGAGCAAGGTGTTTTAGGTATGGCTAATAATAATGGCACAATACTTATAAACAAGTACTTGAGTCCAGCTCAATCTAAAAAAGTTATTGATCACGAAATGATACATATAGATCAAATTAAACGTGGTGATTTAGATTACGACGATAACAATGTGTATTGGAAAGGTAAAAAATACTCAAGAGCTAAAATGAAAGAAGGGGCTAAAAACTTACCTTGGGAAGCTGAAGCTTATAAAAATTCATAAATAAATAAATAAACATATTAAAAAATGGCAAAATTAAAAAACTCTACAAAACCACCTTTTTACAAAACTGGACCTTTACACTTTCACGATAAGGATCACAAAAATACTAGTTCACCTGTAACTCCTACTGAAAAAGCTAAGGTAGGTGAAATACCTGGACTTGAAGAAATAAAAGAAAGGTTTAAAGGTAAGTATACAGTTACACCTAAAAAAGGTAAGTTTAACGAATACACTTTGACGGATAAAAGTGGTGGTTCAGTTTCTTATTCTGCTGGAAAAAAAATTAAAAAAGATAAAAGAACTCTCGCTCAAGCTATAAACGAATCAATTAAATGAAAAAATTATTTCAATGGCTTACCGGAGGAGTAATAAAAGAGGTTGGTAACGTTATTGATAAACTTACTACAACTAAAGAAGAGAAACTAGAGGCTCAAAGATTAATACAAGAAATATTAGAAAAAGCTGATAGTGAAGCTCAGGCTCAAGTTACTGACCGTTGGAAAGCTGACATGCAAAGTGATAGCTGGTTGTCTAAGAATATAAGACCTATGGTTTTAATATATTTAACATTTATATTTAGTGTTTTATCTTTTGCAGATGGTAATATAGGTAGCTTTAAAGTAGATGAATCTTATACGCCAATATTTCAGTCTTTACTGATAACAGTATATGGTGCTTACTTTGTTGGTCGTACTTGGGAAAAAAATAAAAAATCAAGTGATAATAAAATTAAGTAAAAATAAAACTAATTAAATCAAATCAAAATGTCAAAAATTAAAAAAGAACAATTAGAAAAAATTCAAAGTCAACAGAGTAAACTTCAAGCTATATTAACGGATATAGGTGCTTTAGAATCACGCAAGCACGAAGCTTTACACGCTCAAGCTGCTATTTCTCAAGAAATAAATATCACTAAAAAAGAGCTTGAAGATGAATACGGAGCTATTAATATTGATATTACAGATGGTAGTTATACTTCCATTGAAGAAAAAGATGATACTGAATTGTCAGTTGTTAAATCAATCAACTAATGAGCTCTGTAGTTAGAAAAATAAGTATAGGTTCTGATTACAAAAATGATGCAATGCATTATGCTGTAGGTCAACAAGTTTATGGAGGTCATACTATATCAGCTATATTATACTCCGAAGACGATAACTCTTACAGTATCTATATAAAAAAGAAAGACGAGGTAATGCCATGGAAGAAGTTTAATTCTAACATGGCTATATCTGTTGAATATGATTTAGAATACTGATGAAGAGTTTATTTGACTTTATTGTAAGACCAACAAATAAAAGATACGACAACGAAATTAAAATAGGTGACAAAAGCCTTATAACTAATAGTAACACTGAAGATTTTAAAGCTGTTAGCAATAGAGCTGTGGTAGTTTCTACTCCATCAGCGTATTCTACGTTAATTAAAGAAGGTGATATAGTTATTATACATCACAACGTCTTTAGAAGCTTTTTTGATATTAGAGGTAAAAGAAAAGACAGTAGATCTAAGTTTGTAGACGATCTGTACTTTTGCTCACCTGACCAAATATACCTATATAATAATGGTAATGCTTGGAAATCTTTTCGAGATAGATGTTTCGTAAAACCATTGTTAGATAAAAACGATCTAACGCTGGATAAAGAGAGAAAGCTTATAGGAATACTAAAATATGGTAATAGTTCCTTAGAAGCTGTTAAAATCGTTCCTGGTGACCTAATAGGTTATACTCCATATGGTGAGTTTGAATTTATAATTGACGGAGAACGTTTATACTGTATGAAATCAAATGATATTGTAATTAAATATGAATATAAAGGAGACGAAGAAGAATATAATCCTAGCTGGGCAAAAAGCAGTTGAGGAATTAATAAAAGTAGCTAAAGAAGCTATTGTTGATTCTGATGATGATATATCTGCTGACCGCCTTAAAAATGCTGCTGCTACGAAAAAGTTAGCTATTTTTGATGCTTTTGAGATTCTAAAACGTATTGAGGACGAAGAAAACATACTTAACGAAAAACCTGTAGAAAAGAAAGAGAAAACTTTTAAAGGTTTTGCAGAAGGAAGATCTAAGTAATGTACGAGCAATCACTATATAAAATACTACCCGATTATATTAAACCTAAAGTTATAAATAAAAAAAATAGATATAACAAGTGGGAATACGGCTATAATAAAGAGTTTGATATAATTGTTATCAGTAAAACTGGTAAAATAGGTGATATATACGAAATACAGAACATTAAAATCGCTTTACCAAAAGAAGATGATGCTGTGAAATTTGAAGGAAACAAATGGAGACATACTAAGTATCCAAAAGAACTTTCAAAAATAAAATCAGTATTTGATTGGGACGAACTCCCTTTACAGTTCAAAGAAGAATGGTATGATTACATCGATAAAGAATTTAAAAGGCGTGAAGAAGGTTTTTGGTTTTATAACAAAGATGCTCCTTGCTACATTACTGGTACTCATTACATGTACTTGCAGTGGTCCAAGATTGATGTTGGGCAGCCAGACTTTAGGGAGTCAAACAGATTATTCTTTATATTCTGGGAAGCTTGTAAGGCAGATGTACGGTGTTACGGAATGTGTTATCTTAAAAACAGACGATCAGGTTTCTCTTTCATGGCATCAGGCGAGACGGTTAACCAGGCAACAATATCTACCGATTCAAGATTTGGCATTTTATCAAAGTCCGGGCCAGACGCCAAAAAGATGTTTACTGATAAGGTCGTACCCATCTCAGTTAATTACCCCTTCTTCTTCAAACCAATCCAGGACGGTATGGATAGGCCGAAGACAGAACTCGCGTACAGAGTACCCGCGTCAAAATTTACGAGAA